GGCCGTGGTCGAGCTAAGTCCACCCAGCTTGCCAGCGGTGTTGGCCAACCAGCGGTGGATCTGACCGATGAGAATACGGTCCACGGCGGACGCCATCTCTTTGGCGGCGGGCTGCATGTAGTAGCTCACGAGTTCCTTGAAGGACAAGGAAGCCTCTTCGTCCTTGATCGTGAACGTAACGTAGACGTGCTGATCCAAGGGCACTTGCACGTTGGTGCTCTGTGCGTCTTGGTTCTCGACGCTGTCGCTCTGCGACTTACGTCGCATATCGAATTCCGACGGGCGGCGCGTGTTGACCACGTCACCATAGGAGGCTACCAGCGGGGAGAAGTCACGGTGGACCAAGTTGGCCATAACCATGTTCTCTTCGAGGATAGCGAGGGACTCGTTCGCCCACAGTTCGGGGATGAGGGCGTCGTTGTCGTTGGCGTAGCAGAGGAACAAGTTCATTTTGAACTCCTTCGGGTTTGTTTGAGTAAGCGATTAAACTGACTCCCAGGTGTGATCTAGCCACACGGCCCTGGTTACGTGCGGCGGAACCCGGTCTTCCCGGTAGGCCCTGCGGCTTGGAGGCGCGGACAACCAAGCTGGGCAGCTAATTCGCTATTGTGACAACCGACGTTTGATCTCTTCGCGCTTTGCTCGGTATTGTTCCGAGGTCATGCTCGCGTAATCAATGTCGCCTGTGCCTGTGTCTGCCTGTCCAGCACCGACGCCGCTCACGACGTTGGACTTGAACAAGTTTCCGTACACTTTGGGCAGTTCCTTCATTCTCTTGACCGCGTCGCCCGGCGTGCGGAGCGTTTGAATCTCTTCGCCAGTCTTTGCGTCAATATCGGGGAAGTCGATCATCGGCTGAAGATTGCCTTCGACTTCTTTGAGTTGGGTCATCGGTCGCAGGAGGCCAACGATCTGGTTCGAGTTGAACGCATCGGCTCCGGCCGCTGCATCCTGCAACGAGCGAACGACTTTCTCTTCTTTGTACAAGTTTTCCCACTTGTCGGCTCGAGCTTTTGTCTCTTCGAGTTCGGTCTTGTACCGTTCCTCGGCCTGAGCTTTCTCGTGCTCGATCTGCTGTTTCTCTGTTCGGAAGCTCTTGCGAAGGTCTTCCAACTGACCGGCCATGGCCGTTCGTTGCTCTTCGCTGAGAGACTTGTCCTGGGACAACTCTTGCATCTGGGCTTCGAGTTGCGCCATGCGTTCTTTGTGCTTGCGCTTGTCTTCAGCCAGGATGCGATTCAAGTCGTCCTGCGTGAACTTCGCGACATCGGCAGCATTGGGTGTGGAATCGCCGGGTAGGTCCGCTGGGGGCGTGGCCGGGGTGCCGGGATTACCTTCGCCGTCAAAACAAAGGATGCTGGTGTGGAAGTTGCGTGTCATAAACCTAACCTCTTTCGTTAGTCAGCCCTACTTAATTTGATGATCCGGTCATCACACAGCCGAGGCTTCAACCAGTTCCAAATGCGTGCTGTGGGAATACCGTACGCAAGATACTCTTGCGAGAGAAATCCGTCGGCGTAGGTTGTCCGAACGGATGAATATGCTTGCCGGATGATGTTGGTTCTTTCTACCGCGTCTTCCGGGTCAAAGCCTTCAAGGATGGCCAGTGCTAGTTCGTAGCAGGCCCATTCGATTTCAGTGGGGACTTCCGTATCCTGACCACGCGGGAACTCAAGGTCCTGCGTGGCGTCAGCGGCGATCAGTTCGTCGCGTGTCGGCGGGTTGGACTGAATCTTCACATAGTTACCTGACGAATTCAGTTCGTACATGATCGACCATACCGCGTTCTTCACTCCCTTGTAGTTCAGGGAGTCGATCAGAATCGTGGCCTCGGTCAACGCCTTGGGACGATCCGTAGCGGCCGAGTCGGCCCACGCGTCCGAATGGAGGCGATTCTCGAAGTACGCGTTTGCTTCAGTCAGGGTGCCGTAGTATGCCATCAGTCGTCTTCCTTCTTAAGGCTCTTGCCTTCCCCTCGTGTGGGCGGGGTCTTCTCGTCAGACGTGTCCGTTTCGTTAACTTCCTCTCGTTCTTCCTTGCCCGAATCCTTGTCGCTGTCCAGGTCGCCAACTCCTCTGGCTGCCGGGTTTTCCATTCCGCCCGCTTCGATCTTGGCCTTGGTCTGTGCTTCTAGCACTCGCGCGGCGCGATCTGCGTGGTCCTTGCGTGCTTGCAAGTATTCCTCTTCGTCGAAGCCCAGAGCGATTGACGCGGTCTTCTCACCGCACAGCCCGGCTTCTACGGCCCTGATGATGATCTCAGGATCAGATGTCGTGTAGTTGGCGTCGTCGATGCCCTTGAAGATCGCGTCGAGTTCTTCGGTGCTGATGTCGCCAGCGACCATCGCGGTGGTAATCTTCTTCGACAGTTCCTTCTTCGGCTCGCGGCCGGGGACCGCATACATCAGTTCGGCCAGTTGAGTGGCTTCCTTGAGGCGATCTTCGTCGTTCTTCAAGCTGTAGCGATCCGGGTACTTCACCGTGGCGATCTGGCGTGCATCCGGGTCCTTGCTCTCGTACGCGGCCCAGAACTCAGCTACGCGTCGTTCGCCACCTTCGAGAATCATACCGATGTAAGAAAGGCCAGCTTCTAAGCCCTGGTCCGACAGCTTCATGGCCTCTGCTGAGATCGCTCGCTGTCCCATCTTGTTCTGTACAGCGAGGTTCACCAACTTACGGATGTCGTCCTCCAGCTTCTCTTGGAGCTTCATGGACGCCATGAGCGGTTCTGGACTGGGGTGAATGAAGCTGGGCGCATCTGCTTTCATGTCGTAAGTACGCCCATGACTGGAACCAGTGCGACCGGCCACGCCAGCCTCACTGTTATCAGAAGTCGTTGAGGTGCCATCGTCATCCACGATCTTTTTCAAGTGGGTGCCGACTGCCCTTAAATCTTTCTGTTCAATGAAGAACGGGTAGTTTGCTTTCAATGCGTAGGAGACGTCGCTGGAGCCCAGGTTGAGCAGCGCCACTTGGTGCTTGTACACATCCTTGAGCAAGCTGCCTCCGATGCTGAGCATTGTGAACGGGATACGGTTCAGTTCCAGGTTGATGGTGCCTTCCGGGTCGGTCGGGTCCATCTTCTTCGCTTGTTCGGCGTCCATGATCAATCCGCCTCGGACGTCGATCATGTTGTCTTCTTCATCAAACAACTTCATCTTGACCATCCGGGTGATCGGATCAATCCACATGAAGCGGTAACGGGTGTACCCACCGCTCGGGAGGTACGCACCGTGCGAGAAGCCTTGGTTGTAATCGATGCCACGGTCACGCAGCAGAACGGCCGTGAAGTCGCCGGGCTCTTCCGGCTTGGCGACGGCCCAGGAGAGGATGTCTTCTACTCGATACATGTAGCAGTACGGTCGGGCGTTGCCTTCGTCCGCCATCGTGCGGAAGCCGGTCAACTGCGGCATGTCAACGTACACGCCCACGCGGCCCATGACCAGCAGTTCGGTCAGGGCGTCGATGCCGAGGAAAGACTGCATGGCTGAACCTTTGTTGTCCACGCCACCGATCTCGCCGTTCACCGCTTTGCGGTAGTTCTCGCTGCCGCCGCGTCGGGTCACGTCGCTCAGTCGTTGGAAAATCGAGTTCCGCACGTCGATCACGGCTGCCTTCGCGTAGCTCGGGATCGGCGTGAAGAACTTCCTGACCGTGAAATCTTCGTCGGTCTCTCGCGCGAACTTCTTCAGGTTCCTGCGCACGAACCGTTGCCCACCATTGAAGGTGTCACGCCAGTCGTACCAATACAGTTCATCCTCGAGGTACTCGGGATGTCGAATGGCCGTCAGGAACTTTGAGTCGCGCGTCATGTTTAGAGTACCTTGTCTTCGATGTCGCCACCCGTCACGATGCCTGCCGCCAATGGGAGGGCGATCTCAGCATAGTTCAGAGCGTGTGCGAAGTGATCGGGGCCTGTGTTGAGGTAGACAGCTTTGCTGTTGCCTAGCTCGTCTTTCTCGTACGTCCTCACGAGGGCCTTCATATGGTCCTTGAACTCAAGCGAGGTATCGGCAGGAATGTGGATTCGGTCTGAATGGAATCGCCCCATAGAAGCGTCCAGCCAGTTCGTCCGATCCACGGTGACGATGGGTGCGCCACTCTCCTCTTCCGACACTTGCAATTCCTTGCCCGTCACTCCTCGGCGGTAACGGCACAAGTACACGTAGCCAGGGAACCGGCGGGCGAATCGACGCGCGTCATTGATCTGCGGGTCCGCGTCGATCACGCAGGCCTTCACCTGCCATTCCCTCATCAGCGGGTCGAGGGTGTTAAAGTCGTCTCCGGGTAGCTTTCCTTCGAACAGCACCTTACCGAACGCCGATGCGTTGATGTCGATGCCGTGATCCACGCTCCATTCCATGACCACGATGTTGTTCATCTTACCTTGGTCAACGCCCATCGTGATGAGTCGTTCGGAGCCTACGTCTGGTCTTTGTCTCTCTTTGAAATAGTTCTGTACGGCCACTTCAATCTCACTGTCTGTGACTTGACCGCCGTCTGGGATGTAAGGCAAGCCCTGCTTGGAGTTGTGGAACTCCACCATGGCTGCCTCGTCGCCGATGCCCCGGAAGTATGCTAGGGCTAAGTCAGCGGCCGTGATGGTGTAGCTGTACATCTGGTTGACGTAGAAGCTACGATGATCTTCCTCAACTCTTACCGTCGGTTCCCAATATGCTTTCTTCAGGAACTCGGGCTTCTCCTCCTGAGTCAGTATCCCTTCGCACTCCTTGCACTTCAGGTACGAGCGTTTCACTTCCGGGTCCGTAATGGACTCGCCGCAAATCTCCAGGCACTCTGGGAAGATCAGTTCGGTCGTCTTGCCACATCGCGGGCACTTGAAGTAGAAGTGCTCCTGCGTGCCTTGCTGGTACAGCTTGTGGATTCCGAAGTTCGGAATCGTCGGCGTGCTCAGCGAGAACACATGTTTGTGCAACTGACCGGACAGACGCTCCAGAGCGAGCCAGATCGCTCGCTGGTCCATCTCGTCTGCTTCGTCGAGGATTAGCTCGGAGACCGGAATGGACTTTAGGTTGCTGTCGCCGCGTGACCCTCTGATGTAGAGGTTGACGCCACCGGCTTGCTTCAGGCCAACCGTGTTCGTATCGGTGAACAGATCGGCCAAATACGGGCTGTGCAGCAGGGCGGTGTTGAACCGCGACTTCGAGAAGTCACTGGCGTTCAACGCCGTCGGCAGCACATACAGGACGTCTCTCTTGAGAACGTCCACAGTGTGGAAGGCGCGGTTGATCGCGGCCTCCGTTAGACCCAACTGAGCGGCTTTCATGACTGTGCAGAAGCCGGAGTTGCAGTCGTGAACTTCTTTGCACCACGGGTGGTACTTGAACGTGTAGTTGCCTGGGAAGGGCTCACCCATGATACGACGGTGGCACACCCACCTGCTGCATTTGTCCAGTGTGCGGGACACCAGACCAGCAAACAGTTGATCACCGAAGTCCTTGAGTAGTTCCTTCTGTGTCATACAGACCTACATCTCGAGGGTGTCGCCCATGTCCAACATGTCGCCGGACTTCAGATCGCTGTCATTGACTCGGTTACCTTCGTCGTCAAGCGTCTCGCCGTCTTCCTTGTTGTACTGCCAAGCATCGTCTCCATACTTGTCTTCGATGGCTTTCTCGACGGTGGGCTGTCCGTTCTTCATTCTCATCGGAGATTTGCGAATTTCTTCCTTGAGTGCCTGGGCGATCTCCATCGCGGTCTTGTCTTCTTCGCGGGCCTTGCGATCCTTCTCGGCGTACTCGGCGTCGATCTTCTCGCGCTTCTTCGCTTCCTTCTCGGCTCGCTGACGCGCGGCGAAGGCTTGCTGATCCTTCTCGAGCTTCTTCGCTTCGAGTTCGATTTTCACTTTCTTCTCGTACGTGTCCTGACCCATCAGGCCATCAGCTTGGGTCCACACTCGAGCGGCGTACACCACGTCAGCGTCGCTGCGGCCGACGTTCACGGCTTCGATGACTGCTAGTTCGGTGTCGTCGTTGACTTCAACGGAGTCGCACGGCCCGACGACCATAACGGCGTCGTCGAAAATAACGCGGGTGTGCGGGTGGTTGGCGAATGGGTTAGGGATACGCATGGTTGCTCCTAGTTGAGGCTATCGGCGAGGTAGCTCGGCGTACTGCGGCTGGAGGAGCAGCAGCGGGGCGAGCTTGAGGATGATCATCAGGATGTCATCCCAGTTCTCTTTGATCCAATCCCAGACGTTCAGGAAGAACTCTTTCCAGTCGAAACCGGAGAAACCCTTCTTTGCCCAAGGATTCACGTTGTGTTCGAGTTTGAAGATCAGCTTTCGCAAAGCGACCGGGGAGTTGATGACCGACATCACCACGGCCGCATTGTCGCGATCCAGACGACCTGACGCGTATTCAATGAAAGTTCGTCGTCGTAGCTGCCGCTTGTACTTCTTCTCTTTACGTGTCAGTCGCATTGTTCACCTATGAGGTCTTGGGAGTGTGTTCGTACCAATCGAGTCCGATCCACATGTCGTGACTTTCACCAGAGACGTCCTCCACTTCGATGTGGTACGTTGTGTCTTCCTTCAGCACCCACTCGTGCCGGGCTTCAGTAGCACCACCAAAGCTGGGGTCGTTTTGTTTCACTCCGACGGCACCGATGTGCTTATGTCCGAGGATTGTCGCTCCAACGACGTTAACCGTGGCATCCTTCTCAACTGTTTGAACGCTGCTGGCGTCCGCAGAGTTGCGGTTGGCGTTCCTCGGAGTGATGGCCGTCCCGTTGGATGTGAAGCTGACGTCTTCATAAATTGTGACTTCAGATGAGTTGGCTGTCTCTACCGAGAAAACCATGTGCATCTGTTTGCCGTTATTCGGAGTAGTCCAAGTGAGGCTCAGAGTGCCTGCGGCGTTTGGAGTCTCTTGTGATCCAGCCCGGTACGCGCTACCGCCATGAATTTCGTGGTGCTCGTAATCGACAAATTGAAGCGAGTTCGTGTTGTCGTCGATGGCTGCTACTCGACCACCTTCGACGATGCTCACGTAGCTGACGTTGTTGACCGTGTTGCCACTGGCGTTTGTGACGGGTAGCGGGTTGTCTTCGCTGACTCGGACGTGATCTACGTCGTCATTCTCAGCCATCGCTAAGTAGACTGGATTAACCATTGTCGTCCTCGTAGGTCGCGTCCAACGCTTCGTAGGTCTTCAGGATGATCAACATCCACAGGTTCGAAAAGGCTACTGTCACTAGGTACTGTATCGGGCCGTAAAGGGCGAGCACCGGGAGAGCAATCCAGAAGCCAAGGCAGATCGGACAATACAGGAGAGGGTAGTTTAGCTTGTGACGGATCGGGCTCAGTAGCTGGCTCTCGCTGATCAAGCAGGCCAAGACGGCGACTGGTGCGCCGTGGTAAGCGGCTTGTAAAAGCAAATCCATCATAGGCCTTCGGCTTCCCTCTCCATGTCGTCGATCCAGCGGCCTCTCTTTGGTTTGGTGTCCTTACGTCCGCTCGTGACTTCCTCGTACGTGTTGCCGGTCACTTTGTAGTAGATCGAGGAATCGAACTCGAGAACTGAATCGTCGTTCGGGTCCAGGCTCCAGTCAACTACGCAATGAAGCTCGTCGTTGTCTTTTCGGAAGATTCCGACCATGGGCTTGTGATCTTTTGCTACTATCTTTACCATTATCGTAGGACTGTCCAGCCCCTCCCTACTAGGTTCGAAATCGCCGTGTTCGCTGACGCACTTCTGTTCGAGTCGGCGGCGTATGTTGAGTTTCGATAATCCAGGTTGCCGCCGCTGGTGCCTATGGCGTCCACGTCTTCAATGATCGTGTCGATGTCGGCGGCAGGAATGCCACTTTCTCTGAAGTCAAGGTAGTCGAACTTGGTCCAACCCGGATGAATAGTAAGAGCGTTCAACGTGTAGGCGCTTTTGTTGAGGTACAACCACTCAAGGTCAGTCCACTCATTATGCGTTTCGAAAGTACCTGACGTGAATCTTCCCCAACCTAACCACAACTCCTGCAAATTAGTCCATGTGTTGTGCGTAGTGACACTAGTCATGTACGCCACAATGCAGATCAACTTTTCCAAGGCAGTCCAAGTGCTTTGGTTGTTCATGGTGGCAAAGGAGATGTAGCCGCAGTCGATGTACTTGACCCTATTCCATGTGCCGGGCTCGAACGTGTTCAAGCTACAGCCGCGAATGTTGATGGTTTCGAGGCTCGGCCAGTCTTGAGCAATGTTCATACCGGCGAGGTTCCCGCTTGAGACCAAGCTCAAGACGGTCATGTTGGGCCACTCGTATGTGTTGAACGAAGTAAGACTATGCGAAGCACCTGCTATGTACAGTGAGTTCAAGGAAGGCCACTCGAAGGTCTCAAACTCAGTGAGACTCAATGCCGTGAAGTCCATGTCCTCGATGTTTGCCCAGTTACCTTGATTGATGGTGGTGACGTTAGGGTTGGTGTCCGCGTCAATCGACGTCAAAGATGGCCAATCGCCTGTTATGCAGAGGGTATCGAGCCCTGAGCTTCGACACTGGATCGTGCAGACCGTGTCGGTCTCTTCGGTCATTACCGTCATACCGCCGTTGTTGCTCGTCCAATCGAATCGCGGGTTGTTTACTGTCTGCGTTACATTGACGGTGTTCGTGTCGTAGTCGGTCGTGGTGAACTTGGCCACGTTGCCAGACTTAGAAAATGAAACACTCGTGTAGTTCCAAGTAGTGGTCTCGACTGTGAACACACCGGGCGTACCACCCCCTCCACCACAACAACCACCCGGTTGTATTGTGATGAATCTCGCACCTCTATCGTACAAGTCAGGTCGCATCTTACATTACCAGCCAGTGAAGGATGTCGTTGGCGTCAGAGTTCACCGCTTTGATCTGGTCGGTGTCGCCAACCGGAAGAAAGATCACGTCGCCAGCCTCAAGCGGTAAACCGCACAGAGCATTGGCCGTGGCGAAATCAACGTCCGCGCCGCCGATATAGACCGTACCGGCGTTGGCGATACCGGCTCGAAGCTGGACGCCTTTGATGGGTGCCAGTTGAGTCGGGATCGCGTTGATCGTTGTGTTCGCTGTTGTAAGGTTCGTTGTGCCTTGGCGAATACCGTCCTCGCGGGTCACGACGTCCTTGTGGATGTTAACTGGGTTGGTCATGGGTTACCCTTTCAGGGAGAGTTGTTTCTCGATGTACTTGATAATGTCTGCGGCCTTCCAATAGTTCCGTTTTTCCAGCACTTTTCCCTTTCGAGAGACCACAACAGTCGGTACAGCCTTAACGTACTTGGGCTCTTCGACCTCATCGACGTCAAGGACCTTGACCTTGTACCCGGCTTTCAATAAAGCTGGCAGTTCTCGTCGCTTCCAGACTGCGCAGGGTCCGCACCAACTTGCGGAGTAGACGGTGATGACGAACTCAGATTTGGCGTCGTCGGCGACTTCGGGCTTGTCGGTTGGTCCGGTATACGCGTCAGCGTTATCGCTTCGTTCGCTATCTGTATCAGTTTGTCCACCTTGGCCCAGGTCATACCCTTCACCAACATGGAGATGAGCAGGGCTTGTAATCGTGCCCACAGCGCTGTGAGCCGAAAGTAAGGCAAACGTGACATAGAGGACTCCTGCGAGGGTGATGAGGCGACGTTTCATTGTTTCACCGTAGAACGTAGGGAGGAATAACAAGTCGGGGATAGCCCACATAGCCACTGAGGGCAAACGAGTCCCCTTCCGAAAGCATCCGGTCCACCGTGCTAGCGTCAACCCAGAACGTACCTAGCGGCTGCGGGCCGCGTGTCGGGCCGTTGATCCAGTCAATGCCCCAAGAGTTGAAGCACAACCCGCCAGGGCGTCTGTATTCGTCGTCATACCCGCCAAACAGCATACAGTGGTACCACGGGCGTCGCTTCCGCGTCAGGAAGCCTTCGCTGTCGCGGGTGCAAATCCCACCGTTACCAAATCCGACGCTCGAGCAGACGACGACCGGGCATCCGTTGTAGATGCAGTCGCACATTTCCCGGTAGCTCGTGCAGATCGCGGTCTTTTTGACCGGGTGCAGCTTCGCTACGGGCTCAAGAGCGTCCGGGCAACCTTCGCGGCCGTACTCTTCGGCCAAACGATGGTCATAGGTCGTGAAATCAAACCCACCGGGGTATCTCTGCCGCAAAAGTATCCCATACCGGCTGATCCACTCAGCGCCCCAGTGGCCGGTCGAACCGCCGCCAGGACCCGTATATCCGCCGATTTCGACCCTGGAGCCGCCATAAATGGGCTCTGTGGCCGCTTTGGCAACCCATTTCTCGGGTTTTCGCTGCGTGACGATCTGAACGGCCGAAACCATGTCTGTCCCGAGGGCAAACCCCTGCGAGACGCAATCCGGTGCTTTCTGGTCGTGCGGCGCGAATGCCGAGCCCATCACTCGTTCGAGCGGCAGGTGCAGGAAAGCCTTCTTTCCCTGGCCAGAACCACGAATTTCGTGATTTTGCTGCCTGACAAAGGGGTATCGGTGCCTTTCTATGAAATTCCTGAGGCTGGCGTCGTCTCGGTGCCAGCCAAAGTTCATTCCGGGCTTAAAAAGGTCTGAAACTCCCGCAAAAACGCCTTTCGGCACGAGCAATCCGCCCGCCACCGTCGCCAGTCCTTTTAGTGCGTTGCGTCGGTCCATTTCCTAGCCCTTTCTCAGACCAGAGGCGATCTCCATCCAAACTGCCGAATGTTGCTCAGGAGTGACCAAAACGCCGTCCTGAGCCATTTTGTACAGTGCGGCCCCGATTTTGTCCAAAATAGGAGCCCAGGCGTCGATTCTAACGCCCAAAACGGCTTTATTGCTCTCTGCGGTCGCCTGAATCCAATCCTGGGCCGTATGGAGCGTCTGAGCCCTTGAGGCGATCCCCTCAAAGCTGTCGGCCAGGGCCAATTTCTCCTCGAGGGGCAAATCGTACTGCCACATCCAGAAAGGAATCCATTCGGCCAGTGACTGGCTGGTGGGTTCCGGCGGCGGGCCAATGATCGTGATTACGTGCGTGATGACGTCAACCGTGTCTCCGACGGCACAAGCGACGACAAATCGGTACTCTCCGGCCGCTCGGGCCGAAAAAACGGCTCGTCTGCCCTGCGCATACACCTCGAAGTCGGGAGAGCCGGGAATCACTAGCCACTGGAATTCCTTTCCGGCCGACTCTGTAACGTCAAGGCGAACCAACTCGCCAACACGCGCGGTAGAAGGGGCGACGAGCACGATTTTTGCCTCTTCGACGACTACAGCGTGAGGAGTGGGGGCTGTGTCGGTCGGGGCTTCCTGTTGGGCCAGAATGGGCGTGGTTAGGCAGAAGAGGAGGAGCAGAGAGGCGATTTTCATGAATTTCTCTCTCGGATGAGGCTTATGGGCTGAGGAGGCACCGGATTTGCCGTTTTGGTGCCTAAAAAGTAGGCAACCGACCCGGAGGGGATGCCTCAGGGCCGGTGCCATTCGAGACTACTGACTCTTGCGAACTACGGGCTTGTCGCTTCCGACTGGCGTCGGGACCGCACCCATCGCGCTTCCGCCGTTGGCGGGAACGTCGCGGGGCTCGGACTTCTGCACGACATCCGGGTTCGGGCCAGCGCCGACGTTACCGACTGCGCCCATGCTGGACACGGCGGGCATCGCCATTCGCGGCTCTGATTTTCGGACTACTTCGCTCATTTTTGGCTCCAGTGACTGCCATTTTGGCAGGTGTGGTGGCGGTTTACTTGATCGGCTTGCTGGTCACGAGACGCAGCACGATGTTGACGAGGCCTTGGACGGCCACGAGGCCGGACACCAGGGCGGGGTTGTCGGCGATCACTTCGTGGCCCGCGACGTACGTGACGACGCCAGCGACCAGCGTGAGGGCGTTAACCCAGACGGTCTTCGAGGCCCAGACGGACTTCGCAGCTTTGGTAAGGTCGGACATTCTAGTTCTCCTGCTGTGCAATGAGGTCTACGATTTCTTTTCCGACTTTCTCGAGGATGATGTCCTTGTTTTCGACACCCTCGAGGTTGGTCGATATGACGTGGACGATCTTCTGGGCAAGGCTCATCAGTGATTGCTTGCTCAGAAGCTCGCCGATTTTGACCTCCATGTTGTGGCAGGACACCACTAGCTTCTCGATGGCCATAAAGGCGTCCTTGACTGGTCCCATCGAGGAGATGAAGTCCGCGTCGCTCTCCATCAGGTTGATCCGCTTTTCGCAGAACGTCTTCAGAAGTGCGATCTCCGTTCGCAAAGATTTCAGTTCCGAGGCCTTCGCGTGCCGCTCCGGGGCGTCCCCGAAGAGGATTTTGTTGATCGCGTAGGCTCCGAGGTCAATTTGGTCCGATTTTACTGCATGAGACTCGCAAAATTCGGAATCCATCATTGCGTTTTGGCCGCATTGACCTTTTTCTGTCATCCATTTGCATTTTCGACTCATATCGTGTCTCCTATTACACTTATGGGCCGTTCCGGGCGTTTTGATAGAAAAAAAGTAGGGATTATGCAAATTTTCACGATTTTAAGGATTATAGGCAAAATCTTTTTTTCTTTTTTCTTCAAAATAGTTCGATTTTGACCCACCCGGTGCCCCTGAATTAGGACGGTTGGCCGGTTGGCTGGGCACAGTCTGGTGGCCCGGATTCGGGCTGTTGGTGTACACTTGAACAGGTGGGGAGGAGGTGGGGAGGAAAATGTTTTCCTCCCCCCCCCCATGTGGGGGGTATGAGGCCAAAAGTGTAGCAAAATGCTACACTTGTCTCATTATGAGACGATTGGACGCGTCGAACCCCCCATGTGGGGGGGGGAGGAGATTTGCCTCCTCCCCCCCCTCTGATGGGGGGTATGCAAGTCGTAAACCCCTTCAGGGGCTGCCTTTGGCTCATGACGCGTCAAAGTGGGGAGGGGAGGAGGAGTAAAAGAGTTTCCCATGTGAAAACTGGTTTAAGTGCAAAAAACGCGTTTTACGGAGAAAGTCTTTTTCTCCTCCCCACCTCCCCAGACGGAAAATTCGACTTTTTTGACCCCATCGGAACAGTCAATAGGGGACCTGGGAGATCGCGGCCGAGCGGCCAGATTGTTGGGTGTTGGCACGCGAAAATATTTCTGGATTTATTTGACGCGTCAAAGAAAATATTTCCAAAATAAATTCAGTCGATAGGGCAAGAGAGACCTATAATCCCACCTACCATCAACCTCCTACTTTTTAGACCCACCCCTACCACCGTTGCAACCGGACCTGCACAACCCTACCAGATGGTACAACCACAACCTTACAATCCTACCAGATCATACACACCCACTCACCCACCCACATCCTACGACCATACCACCACCCCTACAACCTGCACATCCCCTACATGCAGAGCGGTACAATCGTTATGACCAGCGATTCCGATTGTACGGCCTCACAATCGGTGCATGTGGAACATCCGGTGGTGGGGTTGGGAGGTCTGGGTGGGTTGTAGGACGGGTTGTAGGGGTTGTAGGGCCTCAGCGCGGTTCAGGTTGTAGGGGCTGTGCTGGTTGTGCAATGTGGAGGGGCATCTAAGGGGCCCTATAACCAGCGCAAGTGTCCTAAACCCACCCAGAAATAGGGGTTTAGGGGCCATAATGGCGTTGGTGGTAACGGTGGTGACAGTTGTATGGGGGAAGTAGTGTCCTGGGAGGTGGGGTTGTAGAATCTGTGCGGGTTGTGAGGGAGGGCTGTATATTGCCCACTTTGCATAATCCGGTTTTCCGGCACAACCAACAGCCCTACCTACAGAAATGGTGCATCTTTGCCACCTACAACCAGTACCACCCCTACATATGGCCTTGCATAATCGTTACATGTGGCCATGTAGGTTCAGATACACAGCATGTGCCGGTTATGCAGCCCGCATTACCGGCGCATCCCTCTTGCATACCGGCGCATGGTACGGCGCAGGGCCAATCCAGGGCCACATGCACCGAATATCCGGCCTGTACGGGCCTTGGTTCCTTGGTTGTTGCCCACACGCCACACGCGGGCCGCCCGCCAGGGCTCCGCCCACACGCCCGCGCGCGGGGCTCCACACGCCAGGGCCAGGGCCAGGGCTCCGCCCACACGCCAGCAACGGGCCGCCCACACGGGCCGCCCGCCCGCCAGGGCCAGGGCCACACCGAGAGACAAGCGCGCGGGGCTCCGCCAGGGCCAGGGCCAGGGCTCCGCGCGCGGGGCTCCGCCCACACGCCCGCCCGTTGCTGGCGGAGCCACACGCCACACGCGGGCCGCCCGCCCGCCAGGGTCAGGGCCAGGGCTCCGCCCGCCCACACGCCCGCCCGCCAGGGCCAGGGCCAGGGCTCCGCGCATACCCCTATGCCAAGGAAGGCGCAGCCGCCTGCCCGGTTATAGCGGATTTTCCGGTTATGCAGGCCCCTCCCTGGGCCCGCCTAGCAAAACGTGCGCCGATCTACGGCAATCGACGACAAAACGCGTCAATTTTCGCGAAGATTCTCTCGAGCCAGTCCGGCTGTGACGGCTGGCGCGAATATCCGGTCTCGAGTTTCCAACCGAACCCGTCCTGATAATACCGTTCAGTACGCATGTTCCGATTCTCCGGGTTAGAAATAGCGGGGCGCGAATAGCTGCGTTTGGAGCCAACTTCCGATTATGACGGCGGCGAAGAACGCGGCCCCGATAATCGTTACGTCGTTAATCATCGTATCGCTCCGTTGCTGGCGGCCCGTTGCTGGCGGCCCGTTGCCGCCCGACAACAAAACACTACCTGCGCCACACCGATAAGCAAGGAACTACTTTCGAGAATTCTCGAAAACACGCAAAAACACGGGAAAACACGCCCGAAAATATTTCCAGGGCTCCGCCCACACGCCCGCCCGCCAGGGCTCCGCCCGCCCGTTGCTGGCGGAGCCACACGGGCCGCCAGGGCTCCACACGCCACACGCCCGCCCGCCAGGGCTCCACACGCCCGCCAGGGCTCCGCCAGGGCCACACGCGGGCCGCCAGGGCTCCACACGCCCGCCAGGGCCACACGCGGGCCGCCAGGGCTCCACACGCCCGCCCGTTGCTGGCGGAGCCACACGCCCGCCCGCCAGGGCTCCGCCCGCCCACACGCCCGCCCGCGCCCGCCCGCGCACGCGCGTTGCAAATACTATGCCAAACGCGCGCAAAGCAAGGCCGCCCGTTGCAGCGCGGGCGGCCTTACCAGTCCCAAACCGTTGCCCCGTTGGGGGTTACAGGCTACGTTGCAAGCCGTCGCCGCGCTGCGCCCAGTATTTCACGTCAACCCACGCGGCGCAGTCGGCCGACTTGAAATTGTCGCGCAGTCGGTAGGCGAACACGGGATCAGAGCCACAATAAAGCAAGTCGGCCGGACCGTCCAAAGTTTCGCGCACAAATACGCTATATTCGCGGTGATATGTCCAAGTAAGGGCGTCGCTAGTTGCTGAGTCCATGATAGTTACCTTACAACTCGGGTGAAAACTGTAAGAAACGGAGTTCCCGGCTTAGCCAGAAGAACCGCTACGATCAGACGCCAGCCGCCAAGGGCCAGTATTTCACGCCGATGCGTGAAAACCGTCATTTTCGTTACGACTCCCGGCATTGTCTCGCTCCGTTGCGGCCCGTTGCTGGCGGCCCGTTGCCGCCCGACAACAAAACACTACCTGCGCCACGCCGATAAGCAAGGAACTACTTTCGAGAATTCTCGAAAACACGCAAAAACACGGGAAAACACGCCCGAAAATATTTCCAGGGCCACACGCCAGGGCCACACGCCAGGGCCACACGCCAGGGCCACACGGGCCGCCCGCCAGGGCTCCGCCCACACGCGTACGCGTGCGCGGGCCCGTTCCGTTGCTGGCGGAGCCACACGCCCGCCAGGGCTCCGCCCGCCAGGGCCAGGGCTCCACACGCCCGCCCGCCAGGGCCAGGGCTCCACACGGGCCGCCAGGGCTCCACACGCCACACGCGGGCCGCCCGCCAGGGCTCCGCCAGGGCCAGGGCCACACCAAGGTCCGATTATGCCGAATTTGAGGGTTTTGAGGGATTTAACGATTTTGACGAATTTGAGGATTTTGAGGATTTTAACGGATTTGAGGATTGTAGGGATTGTAGGGGCGTGCGGACGGGCGCGGGCCGATAGCGCTGAGCGCTGCCCCTATATGACGCACAATCCCCCGGACGATTTCAATCGGGACGAATTCGCCTAATCGCACCAAGCGTCGCGAACTTCCTTTCCGCTACAGCCAGGGATTCGGCAACATCGGCACGACCGTTACGGTCGTTCCAATCGCCAAAGAACACCCCAACCGAGAAATCCGCTGCATGCGCCTCGACCGAACGAAGCGACTTGATCGGAGTAATCCGCACAAGCTCCCGATCCTCGAGAGTCGGATCAATCCGCACGACCCACTCGAACGCTTCAAGCAGAGTTTTCCCCGCCATCAGCACAATCGTCGTATCCGTACCGAACGGACAATCCGCGAAAATGAAACGAAACAGCTTCATCGATGCGACCCTCACAGAGTGAATTTTCGGGGAATCCGGCCTAACCGTGAATACCGGCAGCCTTGCAAAATCGGTCACGATCAAACCGACCGTTAGCATCCTCTGCAACGTCGCAGAACGCATAAACGGCAAGGATGATACCAGCCCTACATTCGGGCACGTCGGCGGCAGAATCGTAAAGACCCTTAAACTTGGCCGCCATCATCACAAAGTGTTTTTTCGTCACGACCTAACCCTCCAGAATTTTCTGCACGCACATGACGATCCACAGAATCGTTGTAAGCGCTCCAAGCGCGACTGTAAGCGCGACCGTCATAATCCGTACCTCGTTTTGCCCTGGCCCTGGCGGCCCGTTGCCGCCCGTTGCGGCCCGTTGCCGCCCGACAACAATACACTACCTGCGCCACGCCGATAAGCAAGGAACTACTTTCGAGAATTCCGAAATAGTTTCCAGGGCTCCAAGCGCGGAGCCACACGCCCACACGCCCGCCAGGGCCAGGGCCAGGGCCGCCCACACGCCCGCCAGGGCTCCGCCAGGGCCGCACGCGGGCCGCCAGCAAGCGCGGAGCCACACGCGGGCCGCCAGGGCCACACGCGGGCCGCCAGGGCTCCGCCAGGGCCAGGGCTCCGCCCGCCCGTTGCGGGCCGCCCGCCCGTTGCGGGCCGCCCGTCGGCACAACCGGACTAAGCCGCGTGAGCCTTCACACGGTTAATCTTGGTTTGTTTGCCATACTTCTCGTGATCGTCATGACCCTTAACAGTGGCATCGATGGTGTAATCCTCATCAACCTCCCAATCGTTCTCACGTGCGCCACTGGCAAACCAGACCAGAACCGCAACGTCGTTATCATTGATACGATGCTCAAAACGCACGATAGTGGTAGGACCGTAATGACCCTCGAAAGTGTGCAAACCCTTACAGGTGACGCGAAGCCCCTTTTCGCGTTTCTTCTCAGTACCGAACCAGACCTTATTTTTGTTACGGGCCTTACGTTCGGCTTCAAGCGCCTCACGCTCACAAGCCTTACGATAGGCAATGATGATCGAGGCCGCGTAACCGTCAAGACCGCGCTCAGCCACCTCACCCTTATGAGCGATCTGACTGATAGTATACAGATATTCGTTACCACTGACATCGACGTTACGAGCCCACTCAGTGGCGCGAGCGGCAATAGCGTGATCAGCCGCACAAACCTCCAATTCCAACGAATCCGCCAATTTCCTATCGTAGGAATTACGCGGAGAAATGATAACCCACGCCAAATCGGCAGTAGCCATACCACCGTCAGCTTCGCGAGAAGCGGTACGACTGACCCAACCGACCTTTTTCATCAAAGCCGATACGACCGGCAAATACGTTTCAAGCCGCGTAGCCGTTGGCCCACAGCCGCCGCCGTAATAATCGGACTCATCGGCACCATCGCTGCGAACCAGTTCACGCACCTTATCGGCATATTCGGCGTAACGTGCGAAAGCGTCAGCGCCCTTGCAACGGAGAAAATCGGCAAGACAGTTGCGACCGACAACTTTGCGCCGACCGTCCTCATTCTCCAAAACGAAAACATCATTGCGACGCCTGTTAGTGTTACAATGCTCACAAGCGCCATTATGCGTACGATACGTTTCAAAGCTACCGTCGTCGTCACGCCCCGGAGCGATTTTAACGACAGTACCGATCTCAGTTGTAAAATCGATACAGGCCGCAAGCGCCCAACCATTGATACGAGGGGCTTGACCCGTAATCTCGACATCATGCAGATCGCTGGCACAACCGATATAACGCGTACCATCGGACTTTCTGTACCGCAGCGGGAAAAACTGCACAGTACGCGTAACCGTCACGGCCATTGGTTCCATCCCATGCCGCGCGGCCCGCTTATTCAGACCATCGACGTTGACCCGCAAAGCCGTCAAACCCCGATCACCGATGCGAACCGTTGCGAGCGTCTCAATCGTCATAACCCGTTCTCCGTTGCTGGCGGCCTTGGCGGCCCGTTGCCGCCCGTTGCTGGCGGCCCGTTGCCGCCCGACAACAATACACTACCTGCGCCACGCCGATAAGCAAGGAACTACTTTCGAGAATTCCGAAATAGTTTCCAGGGCCACACGCGGGCCGCCCGCCCGCCAGGGCCAGGGCTCCGCCAGGGCTCCACACGCCCGCCAGGGCCGCCCGTTGCTGGCGGAGCCACACGCGGGCCGCCCGCCAGGGCCAGGGCTCCACACGCCCGCCAGGGCTCCGCCCGCTACGATAGCTTGCAGAGCATTTTATGCGTGCGACGCTCAATTTCGAGAATTTCATCCCAATCGGCATCGCTGACAGAATCGTTACCGTCGGCGTGATCGCAACAATTGCCAAACCATACCCCGAGCGCTTCGAGCGCCATATCCAGCATATCATCGTCAAGCCGGAAAACCTCGTTAATCGACACGAGCCGCGAAAACAGAGGATTCGGCACAACCCGTCGAAGCGCCAGCATCGCGCCAGCCCGATCCTTCGCTGCAATCGGGTACATCCCCATAAACCCGTCAACCTCGAGATTCATGAAAAACAGTTTCATCGGAGTAACCCCTACAACCCGTTGCGGCCCGTTGCGGCCCGTTGCTGGCGGCCCGTTGCCGCCCGACAACAATACACTACCTGCGCCACGCCGATAAGCAAGGAACTACTTTCGAGAATTCCGAAATAGTTTCCAGGGCCGCCCGCCAGGGCTCCGCCCGCCCGTTGCTGGCGGAGCCACACGCGGGCCGCCGGACTAATCGGAAAAAAGGTCAATGGCCGCGTGAACCTTATCAACCGGACCATCGAAGTGTTCGGCGTGTTTCAACTCACCGCCAAAACCCACATGACCCCACGTACGCTTCTCACACTCAAGACCGAAGAAAACGGTATTATCCCGATCATCGATATTGACGTGAGCACCAGCAGGACCCGGCTCTTCGTTGCCGCCGTCAGAATCGGTCCAGATCGGAATGGCCGGAATAACCATAAAGACGTTACGAGCAAGCGCGTCGATACCACCCTTACAACCGTCGTCCACCCATTCCTTCGTTTCAGCCAGGACGATCCGCACGACCTTCCCGTACGGAATCTCCGTCACGAACCCGGCATTCCGACCAAACACGCTATCCGTTCTGAACTGAACTTTCGTCAACATCGGTACGACCCCTTAAAACAGGATGAACGGCGTAATCGCTATCGCCACGCCAATCAGCGTAGCCCGCGCAATGTCCCTGTCCTGCAAACACAGCAGAAGTAGGAAAGCTGCCCCATATACTAGAGCCAACATGACCCCTCCAATCGTCAGATGCTGACGTAAACGGTTAATTCGATACGACCGCTCGGCATGGTATACCATGCAATGGCGATGCAATTGTCAAGAGGCTCACATTCGTTAATGACGCCACGACCGTTAGGATCGTGAAAGAGCCTCCAAGTGGTATAACCGTCGTCACCGATCAGATCGGTCGGCTCGGTAGCAAAGCCACAATCGTAACAGGCCGCACAAACGGCTTCGATGGCGCTTTCCTTATCATCGTGATAAGTGTCAACACCCGCAACAGCCTTACGAACCGGAGCATTCGCCACAACTCGCAGTTTCCGCTTAGTCGTCATAACCCGTTCTCCGTTGCTGGCGGCCTTGGCGGCCCGTTGCCGCCCGTTGCTGGCGGCCCGTTGCCGCCCGACAACAATACACTACCTGCGCCACACCGATAAGCAAGGAACTACTTTCGAGAATTCCGAAATAGTTTCCAGGGCCGCCCGCCAGGGCCAGGGCTCAAAGCGCGGAGCCACACGCCAGGGCCGCCCGCCAGGGCCACACGGGCCGCCAGGGCCGCCCGCCAGGGCCAGGGCCACACGCGGGCCGCCCGTTGCTGGCGGAGCCACACGCGGGCCGCCAGGGCCGCCCGTTATTTCGAAGTCGGAATATTCTCACGACCCGTCCAAACGGTCCAACCGTTACCATTGGTCAGCGCGAAGGAAACATCGTAAGAATCGTCACGAGCGATAACATCCATGCGGGCGTTAAAATCCGCATCGGCCGGACCATCGTCGCCGATAGGCAAAACGTCAATTTCGCCAGGGCCGAACAATTTGGCACCTCTGCCAAAATGCTCATAAACCTTACGAGCGGGCCCTTCCACTACCATCAGAATATCCGTCGTTTCCGTCTCAGGAAAACCAAGCCGCACGACCGTTACAGGTGGCATAATCCTACTCTCCCAGTTGTTCGAGAATATCGCACTCAACCTCACAATCGGACGCGAGAATGTCGGTGGACCAATCATCCCCTAATTCCCGCTTAACCCGCAAATACGATTCAGACCGTTTCGCGATGCGAGTCGGTACAGCGTGTACAGTTATCACACGATGCCGATACGGGTAAGCCGCCACATACGACCTAACCTGGATTTTGCAACGAAGCTCCCCAACCGTCACATGCCGCCCATCGTGTTTTTCCCACGTTTCGGCATAAACGTCATAACTGTGCGACATGGTGTAACCCTCACAATCGGTCTCGTTGCTGGCGGGCGGCCCGTTGCCGCCCGTTGCGGCCCGTTGCCGCCCGACAACAATACACTACCTGCGCCACACCGATAAGCAAGGAACTACTTTCGAGAATTCCGAAATAGTTTCCAGGGCCGCCCGCCAGGGC